AAAAAACAGACCTGTAGCTGTAGCAGACATTGCTGCCACAATAACTGTAGCCTTCACAAACATATCTGTTCTCTCCTTCATTTAATATCCAACGCCTTTACAATCTTAGGCCCAAAGAAACCTAACTTTCTCCACTCAAACACATCACTATGACCGTTGGAAACAAACTCATAATTATCTTCCTTGTTATAGTTGATATACCGTTCATCATCTCCTATATATCCAGAACTCCCCATCTTTCCCCAAGGATGATTTGGTAACCAACGAGCTATTTTAACCGTACTATCAGACGGTGAATGCCATACATGACAGTGATTGATCTGTGGGGCCAGCTCTGTTCTACGGTTTAGAGCAGCGTTGATATAAACCATCTGAGAAAACGGTGCGTTGTAATGAGCAGCGAGATTCAGAATTGCACATCCGTTACTATGCCCTACCCCAATAGAACCTGGCTCCACGACGCGAGATATAATTCGTGCGATACCTGCGTTACACAGACGCACGCCCAGCAGAAACTTCCACTCATAATCCAACTCCTTTACTGTATAACCAGCTCGCTCAAAATACGGGCGAAGACGGTCAGTAGTACCATCTCCTCCATCTCTCACATTAAATCCATGTAACAAGTACACCGTTGGCATTACGCTTCCCCAGTAGTTAAGTGAGCCTGCCCTAACGGTAACGCTTTTTGCACGGGCAGAGGATAAGACTTAGGCCAGCGATATCCCAGCACTCGTGAACGTGGAAACGCTTTGATGTTTACAGCGTTAGCCTGGTTGCAGCCCCATACCAATAAGCGACCTTGTGAATCCTTTCCTACAACCATTCCTACGTGACCTTTCCAAGAGTTCCTACTACCTCTCCAGAATATAACGATGCAGCCAACAGCTGGTTCTTCCAGCTCAACTCCCCATTTTAGATATGATCGAGCATTAGCTTTTCGTGAACTAATGATATCCGCTTCCTCTAACACTCCACCCATCCCGGCTGCGCACCACGGCGTTTCATCATCACGGATACCAGACATACGTATGGCTACCCACCAGCGAAGAATTTGTGGATTATGTCTGTGGCCTGGAATCTCTTTCAACCCAACATACTTTAACGCGATCTTTATCCAAGGATACTGAACAACAGGATCCTCTTTTACCAATCCAGTAAGCCGGTCTAACTCCTCTACCAGCTCCTGCATCAACTTCCGATCAGTCTTCTCTGCTAGTCGCGCTTTAACTCGTTCGCTAATATTCATAATTACTCCTCGTACAGTTCTTCCATTCTCTCCGCCCATGGGCGTAATGTATTCTGGAATGGCAGACTATGGGACAACCATCTCTTCGTAGCTTCTTCTTTACCGCCAGCCAGTGCTCGCAGCCCTTGTATTGACCACTCAGCCGTGGGCCCTAGCACGCTCTCCATTGGGAACTTACCATGTTTCATATCCTGGTCAGCATTCACCGCTATCTCACCTACACCGAGCAGTCCAGACCGCTCGAAGGCATACCAGGCATGATCCTCTACTTCCCAACCTTCTTTATGAGGATCATCACCGAGCATGTGCTGTAGGGCGTCACGTGCCACCTCAGCCATCATCATGCCAGGTATATACATCCCCATCATCATAGCAGGTCGCCAGTCATTCTGTTGCGCAGCCTCGTGATAACCTCTACGGATAATGGTGTCATAGAAGGAATACATGAAGCCCTTCATGTGGAATACCAACATCCACTTAGGATCTGACGCCCAGGTGGGCCTGGTTGCTGCTGTAGGCCGTAGAATGGCTCCGTCTACCCAACGGTTGATGGCTGACTGTACACGGTCCTCACGCTCGATCCTGGCGTCCAGCTGGGTAATAGCGTCGCCTATGTCCTCTCCCTGAAACTTGCGTTCAGTCAGGACATCACGCTCAGCCAACAGATCAGCGTATTCCTGGTAACTCATTACTTTTACGTTGCCATCATCAGTAAACTGCAAGTCACCTTCACGCAGCCCCAGCTCATCCAGATACCGCGCACTGTGTTCAGTCGGGTTCTGACTATGAGACTTGAGAAACTCTGTGGCTCCGGCTACACCCATAACCCTGGTAAACCGAGTGAACTGAGTCAACATGGTTATGTTGAAAAACCACTCATTCATTCTCTGCAGACCACCAGTAAGATACGTACCGCCATACTGCCACTGCAGCGCTTCGTTGGTAGTGTGCATCTCGATAGTACCCAGAGTCTCAGCCAGCTCACGTGTAGCAGTCTTATCGTCCTTGACCTTAGCTTTAATTTCCTCCCAACCGGCTTTATACGCATGCCACGCTATCCGCATGTCGCCAGAGCGTACAGCGATGCCCAGAGGGTCTACGAGGCTGGAGAACAGAGCCGTGCTGAGCAGGCGCATGTTCTGGTATACAATCATGGCTCCCATGGCTTTCTGGAGCTTAGGATCGATGTCAGCCCCTAATACACCCATTTGAGCATCGGTAAATTTCTGCAGCTGTTCCATCTGCGCTGGAGTGGCTCCGTGGCTCCTAGCCTTCTGGTACATCTCCTCCATCTTCTCACCATTTTTACCAAAACGCTTAACGAACTCAGCTCGTTTTACACTCTGGTTTACATACTGATATAAAGTAGCACCCAGGTCTTTCTGTAAGAACGGTGCTAACTCATCACGGTGGTCATCCAGGAAGTTGAGTGTACGCAGCTCCTGTGCTCCCATATATGGCCGGTGCATAATCCGTTCACTCATGAAATCCAGATCGCCCTCACCATTATTACGTACAATGGCGGCATAGATGGCGTCAGCCTTACGCTGCTTCATCTCATCAGTGATCTCTACTCCTTGCATAGCAGGATTCTCCTGCTGAGTACGTTTACCAGTGGCTGGGTCATACGTTACTCGCATACGATAGAAATCATCCGGCGCATACTGAATAATCAGCTGTTTGAACCCTTCAGGATCCTGCTGGATAGTATCGATGTCGTAATTACGTGGAAAGTAGTCTGGTCCACGCGAACCTATCTCTACACCATTACGTTTGGCGTATGCTCGTACTAACCGCATCACTTTCTGAATTGCCTGCTGTGCTCTGCGTATCTCCGGATCTTCCGACAACTGACCTCGTTGCAAGCCATCTATAATCTGCTCAGCATAATCAGTAGAACCGTACTGATTGACGATTTCCTGAATATGTTCTTCAAACTTGCCAGACATACGCCGTACACCTTCGTGCCAGGTTTCCTTGATGCCACCGTAGCCATACACACGCTGGAACTGCTGCACAATTAATCGAACGTGTGGGTTACCCATACCTACAAGGTTAGCGTAGCCCTGCCCCAAGATCTTCTGTACTGGGTCGCCGACGGTCTCCAGAACATTCCTCACCTGAGCCGTAGCGTACTGAAGTTTATTCTGTGTGAGTTGTTTAGGCCGGTGTAGCGTCATGGCTGGGTTGGCTTCTTTACGCAGACGCAGCTGCTGATCCTGCAGCACTTTAAGTATATCTCCAGCCTGATCATACTTGGTTACAATCCCCAGGATCTCCCGTATACGGAACAGCAGCTTGGCAAACACACCGTTAGCCTGTGGGCCAAGTTTGATTCGCCCTTCGCGTAACAGAGCATAGCCGTAGGCCACGGCTTCATCCGGGTTATTACGTATTCGGTCCACAGCTCCAGGAGTACCTGCCAGCTCGCGTTCAAGTTGGCGCATCACAGGGAATGAAGTAAATGCTCGACTGAGTATTCCCCGCTCTTCAGCATTGAGTAGCGTGTAGAGAGCATCACGAACTGCCTGTTGGTTACCCTGGAAGTCGTTGTTGTCCAACATGGATGCTGCCATCAGCGCCTCTTGTGGATCGACATCTTTGCCAACATGTGCCCTGACTCGTTTAGCCACTCTGTCGAGAACCTTAGTCGCCTTATCAGGAGCCTTGGTTTCTTCAGCTACCTCCTTCATCTTGGCTACAGTCTCAACGGTGGTGTTGGATTTGTTGTCCCACAGAGAGTTCAGATATCCAGCCACTTTACGATTAGGCATATACCCTTCTTTCTTCATCTGGGCGAACGCTGCTTTGATCGCATCAGCTACTTCCTTGAAGAACTTATCAACCAGTGAACGTGGGCGCTTATTCATCTCCATCCAGCGAGCGACGTTATCGGCAAACCACTCAGTGTAACCAGTCTCCGACCCAACCAGGTATTCCTGCTGCTCCTCAGACATCTCCTGGATATCAATATTATGCCCACGCTCCATACGGTTCATAGCGTAGAAGAAAGGTTTCTTACCTTCCACAGCTGTATGTAGGTCAGTACGTCCGTGCTTCTTCACCCAGGTCTGGTAAGCCTTGTTCATCGCCTGCTTGGTAGCGTTGTCAGCATTACGCATGAAGTGACCGAACACAGCGTGTCCAATCTCATGCGAGAGTATTTCAAACCGCTCCACAGCTGTTAGGTCAGGATGAGGATGTACAAATATGTAAGAGGTCTTCCCTTTCGTTGCATGGAATCCATGAGCCAGGTTACGCTCGATGCGATCCTTCTTATGAGGAGCGACTTTCAGCGCCTCTTCCAAAGTAAGAATCTTGATATTTACATCCAGCCCCATCTTCTCAACAATGCGGTCAGCAAACTCCTGCATCTTCTGGTGAGTAGTTGTATCTTCAGCTTTAATCAATTCTCTGATCGTTAGAGGTTCACGAGGCTTGCGTACGCCTTTTTTTGTACCAGCTTCAGTGATACGTTTAAGCGCGTCATCAAGAGGTTCTACCTTAGCCCCAGAATCTCTCTGCTTAGCTTGTGTTCTTTTTCCTACAGGTTTCTGTCCCTCAAACCCACGCACAGCTGTTTCTGCTCCACGCATGGTCGGCCCAGCTCCTTCAGCCTGCTCTAACTTAGTTATCTCCTGACGAAGCTTACGAACTTCTTGTGCCAGCTCTTTTTTAATTTGGTGCTTTTTCAGTGGCATGATACGCCGCTTCGCATCAGGCATTAATTTCAAAAAGGCTTCATATGCAGCTTGGTTGCTCATAGAGTCAACCTTGTCACGCAGATCTTTTACCTTCTCATGACGAGAGTTCATCCGCTTCGACGCAGCTGTGTCTTCATCTACACGCTCACCTTTATTCTTACGCTTTTCAAAACGCTCTTCCTTAATTTCACGTACAGGATCCCCGCGCTCATCACGATATATAGGGGCAAGTGGTACAGCGTCAGGCGTACCAGTCTCCGCTCCAGGCTCCTGTTCAATCTCTGACGGATCGAAAACCTGGTAACGTGGGTTGTCAGTCAAACTCTGTACTTGGGTTGTATCGAGACTACGCTCAATTACTTCACCAGTTTCGATATCCAATACTGAGAAGAAAGGATAAACTCCAGGTGCTGTTTCCGATTGACTCGGAGTCATGACATCAGCCAGAGTGAGTTTCGCAGATCCACTCTTATAGACTACGATGCGCTGCTTCACATTGTCAGGAATACTATCAAGATCCACCTGTATATCCTGGTGCATCCGTAGAGAGTTGAGTCCAGCAATGAGCTGATCACTTACCTGCTGTAACCGTTCTTGGGAATTCACTACACCTTCGATGTCCTGCAGTTTCTGTCCCTTCTCTTTCTGATACATCATCTGCGACAGACTCATAGCATTGATAATTACCGGCTTACCATCGCCGCGCACACCAACGATGTCATGCTCTTTGAGTTTAGGCACGCCTTTGGGCGGATCGTAGTAAGGGTTCTCGATATTATCCATGAGCCAGCCTTCTTGACTCTTACTTAAATCTGCAGCTTTACGAGGTTGGCGCAGTGGCTGCGACACCACTTTATCCTGAAACAGCTTTGTAGACAGGTCACGTGGAGAAAGTGCCACGCGCTGGCTGGAGTCGAACAACTTCCCACGAGGATCTAATTCCAACGTAAGGAAGTGTTCGAGAAACTTCTCTGGGTTTTTTGGATCAAATAATTTATTCCAATCCAGAGTGTTATTCGCAATCTTGCGCTCCAGCTGTTGCTGGCGTTTCGGTAGCGTCTTATTAATATAGTTCTCCAGGTCAACTACGCTTTGTGAATTGTATTGACCTGCGTTACGTGAACGGTAAGCGCTAGCAGCTTCAATCAGGATATCGTTATCAGACATATCCCGACGTGCGTTCATAGATTTCAGATTAGCGCTGAGTTTATTGAGTTCTGCTTTATCTGGAGATTCAGATCGTTTCATTCTACCGATACGACCTTGTAATGTTTTACTGTTACGATACAGCGCAGTTTTATGCCCACGGATTAACGCCTGAGTTTGCTCAGCACTTAGAGCTGTAATATCAAACCCGGAACCTTCCAACACAGCACTGATATCATCTTCACGAGCCTTAGCATCACTCAAAGCTACATTAGCAGCGTTCATAGTATCAGGGATGCTACCCAACGCCCGTTGTAACTTCGAAGATTCTTTCTCAAAAAACCCACGAGCATAGTCAGCCACAAACTCATCTTGTTGGAGTTTAGTTTCGAATGCGCCTTCAGCTTGAACACGGATCTTATCCAACAGTGTGCGTACTTCTGCGCCTTGCCCAATAGCTCCAAACTGCTCAAGACGTCTATGAATCCCACGCACTGCGTTCTGCATCATCTCTCTAGCAACAGCTGGGCGTTTACCACGAGCAATCTGTATTGCCTCCCCAGATAATTCTGGCTTGGAATCTTCGAAAATACGGTTCACTTCTTCAGCAAACATACCGTGGGCAAAAGCCTCATCAGAACCAGGTACAACCCCTTCTCCAACTTCCTGACTAATATCCAGCCCCATGGCCTCAGCTGCTTCAGGACTAAAATCATCAGCCATCTCCTGGATATCAACTTCAGACAGAGTTGCCTGACGTTCGATCTCTTTGTCCAGATCGCCCATTATCTTGGTAAGTTTTGGATCTACGCCAGCAGGAGCAGGGATACCACCCAATGCACCGAATGGACCACCGGCGATAGCACCAGCAGCGAAGGCATTCATAATTGCCGACACACCTTCTTCACCAAGAATCTCCTTATTCTGATCTGCCACCTTCATAGCAGTGCGGCTGATAACTTCCTGCATCGCTTCAGTCGAACCTTCTGTTACAGACTGGATCAACGCTTCTTTGCCCATACGTTTAACAACGCCGTTCTTAATCTCTTTGAGGGCCAGTTCTTCTACTGTCTTACCGCCAAACTTATTGAATACACGTAAAACAGGCAGTGCTTCCAATGCACCAGCTACAACTCCACCTCCTAGACTGACCAATGCTAGTTGGCGTAAAGACAGTGACCCACCAAAAATACTTTCAGCAGGCTCAGGAATAGTTCCACGTTTATCACGTGCCTCGATCTGCTCACGAGTTAGCGGTGTTTTTGCGTATTGCGATGTGTACCCTGGAAGTGCGCCTTCTGCTCCACGCCCCTCGCGTTCGAGCTTATACAGATGCTCTTGCCCTTCGTACCGGGGGTGTACAACTCCGCGTCCAGATTTAAGAACAAGCTCACCGATTGATTCGTCGCTATCGGATAAGTACGTATCGTCGATTTGCCTGCCGAATCGATCAACTTTACCTGACGGGGATGTCGCAAGGATTTCCCCTTCTGTGAGTTCCCGTAAGTACTGCGCTGCTTCATCTTTCCCCTCCTGTCCGACATCAGCTGTGTTAATATGAGGAACGCGGATTCTATAAGGCGCAGAACCATCTTCTGGCTGAAAGTCGAAAGTATCTCCGTCCACCCACTTAACGGCATATCCCTTCACACCGTTACGAGCATCAGTTATGCGTTCACCACGTTGGATAGCTTCCCAACCAGCGCGTGTGGCAGGGTCAGTAACAAGAGCAGGCATGATGCCACCTGCTTCCAGCCCCATACCAGTGCCGATAGCTGTTTTGAAAGCAGTACGACGAATACCTTTACGACTTATCTCTTGAGCGGCAGTCCCAGCTAAACGACGAGTGGCTTCACGGCCAGCTACAGGAAGAGCGCCACGTTGCGCAGCAGATAGCGCCATGTCCTTGGTCATACGCTTCGCTTGCTTCTTTGCAGTAGTAGCGATGAGTTTCTTACTAATGGAGTGCGCAGCAGTCTTAGCAACTACTCCACCAACACCACCACCGGCGATAATCGTAGCGAGGGAAGGAAGGGCTTCGCCCATCTTGGCAGCAACGAAAGATCCAGCATCTTCAAGACTTTCAATATCTTCAAGAGTATTGATCTCAGGAGCTACAAAAGAAGCTGCTTCAAAATACTTCTGCGCTCGTTCTGCAGATTCGATAGCAGCATCATCAGCACCAACAAGTGCTTGAGCGGCACTCTTCACTCCATGATAGGCTCCAGCAGTACCTTCTAAACCAGAACGTAACCCACGTTTAAAAGAAGACTCAGTATCAGCGCTTCTTATTGGGCCCTCACCAAACTGCTGTACTGGTTCAGTTAGAGCATAAGGGTCATAGCGAGTATCTTCAGCTTCTTCGTAAGCTTTTTGTGAAGCCGCATACTCATCCTCAAGCTGATGCTTGAAATCACGAATACCCACGATTATCGCCTTTTCTTCTTACTTACGTTTTTAAGTCGATCTAGGTTACCACTACTTTGTAAAGCTTTAATAGCTTCGATATCTTCTGGTTTAAAATCATCAGTGCTTACAGATTCTCCCTGTAAATCAAAGGTTACTGGGGCTTTACCTTCAGCTTTCAACAAAGCTTGCGATATCTTATCAACAGCCCCTACCATCTGCTGCATAGAACCTTTCCCGAGCGGAGCATTTTCCCCAAACCCAAGAGCGGTATACCAAGGAGCATCCTGGAAAGATTTTGATAAGGAGCCAAAAATACCTATCGCGTGTTTTGCAGCCGCAGCATCATCTGAATTCTTAGACGTTAGTGCAGGGCTCCACGCATTAGACATTCGTTCCCCAAAACGCGTATCTGGGTTCCCGTCTTTATCCATCTGCATATTCGCGATATCTTCAGAATGTGCTTGGAAAGCTGCTCGCTTATCATCTTCTATCGCTCTACCTTCTCTAAACTGTCTTTCTTTTACACTTTCCCCAAGTTGAGCCAACTTAATCCGATCTCCAACATCCATCTGCCCTGCAGCATTCGCTTCTGCAGCAGTTTTTTCGCGAGCGGTCTGCTGCGTCATCCGAGCTTGCTCCATTCTCATATCCTGTCCACGTATACCACGTCCATGTTCGAGCGCAGTTTTCTCACGGCCAGCTTCAGTCCTATCCGCCGCAGTAATAGCTGAACGCTGAGCCTTAGTTATCCCACGTGCGCCAGCTACAGGCTGAATTGCGTTATTGTGTACACGTTGGTTACGTGCTTCCAGCTCCTGCCGCCACCGCGAAGGTGCCTGTTTCGCAGTTTGCCAAGGAGCATAAGCTTGGTGGTCAGTCTTAGGACCAGTAGTACCCCTAATTCGCCGCAGTGCTGCAAGTTGTTCTTCTGGATCACGTCTTGACTGTACAGGTGATGGCACACTACCAACACCATCACGTATACCTCTACCTTGGTCTAAAGCTTGCCCTGTAGCGCGGTTAGTAAAATATGGTACAGAGGCTTGTGGTCTACCTTCGGCGTCTTCAATATTCTGTCTGCCGTGATAAATACCGCCTCCTTTCTCACGAAGACTCACAACATTTTTATCTACAGCTCTAACTGGAGTATCTTCGGGCTGGCTGGGAGCTCCAACATTAGACTCTGTCTTAGTTTCTGCCTTAGTTTCTGCCTTAGTTTTCGCCTGTGCTACAGAATTAGTACGCTTCTCAGCTATCTGTTTTACAATTTGATCTGGAGTTAGCTCTGCTGTTTTAGCAAATGCAGATGGTTTACCTCGTTCTAAAGGCACTCCTCGCCGCACTTCAAAACTACTAGGCTTTAGTTTACGCTTTTTCTCTCTCATACCAGCCATGCCAGACTCCTCTTAATAATCGTAGTTATGGTTTATGTTCGTACTATGATCCGTCGAACTAGACCCAGAAATAGCACCGCTGAGACTTACAGCACTCAGTGCCGCCTGTGCTAGACCAGATGATACTGTAGCTCCAGATTTCAGAGCTTCCATAACCAGTTGTAATGCATTAATTGAACGCTGAATGTTCACTTCAGCTGCCTTCATTTCCAGGTTAGCTTGGGTAGAAGCTACCTGGACCTTAATATTCTGTTCAGTGGCCTCTGCTTCTATCTGTGCTTGTTGAGCCCCTAATTCAGCAGAGAACCCTTTAATTTGAGCATCGAACGAAGTTGATTCAGCTTGAATCCTGGAAACCTCGGCTTGGGTCTGTGTACTAAACGCCTGGAGTTTACCGAGGTACATTCTAAGTGTAGCTTCATTGACCTCAATATCACTACGATTTACAGCCACCAAAGCATCCACATAAGCACGATACCCATTAATACGCCCATTATAAGCATTTACATCTCCTTCATATAAGCGGATCTTAGCCAGCTCTCCTTCAACCTGAGCTTGATATCCCTGGAACTCAGTAGCCTTGGCTTCAACCCTGGCCTTATACGCATCTACCCCACTGCGGTACGCTTCCAGAGCCAGTTTCTGAACATCTGCTTCAATAGCCGACGCCTGCATCTCAGTCTTATAGACCTCCACAATGGTCTGCACAGCTGTCAGAGCGCTCTTATATGCTTCCAGCTCCTGTAGATTCATCTCTCCAATCAGTTTCTGAGCAGCCAGTTCTGATTCGAATATCTGGAGCTTCGCCAGCTCACCCTCTATCCGAGTCTTAAAGACGCCAGCAGCAGCCTGATAAGCTGAGACTTGAGCATTATAAAGCTGAATCTTACCATTAAAAATCTGAATAGAAGCGTTCAGAATCGTAGTTTGCACTTCCAACGCCCGTTGGGCTATGGAATTAGAGTAGTTCATCAGCTGAGTTTCGCTCTGAAGCGCAGTTGTAAGAGCGAACTGGAGCTGCTGTAGAGCTCTCTCAGCTTGATTGATGTACACCTCTCTGGAAAGGGTCACATCCTTATTGATTACTTCCTGTTCAGCTTCCTGTAATCTGGAAGCCAGTGCTCCAGGGGGTAAACTAAAGCCTCGCGCAGCGAATTCCTCAACCGCAGCTTTACGTCCCCTCTCTCCCTCAGCATGCTCACGAGAGCGTGCGCGGTCCCACAACTGCGTTTCTACAGCCTGGGGAAGCCCTGCAGTACCATTCTGGATATCATCCAGCAGTTTATCGTTGATCTCAGTCAACATCGTACTAGAATACAGAGACTCGCTAAAGATAAGCTGTGCTTCCGGCGATACCAGTGATTCCGTCGGCATTGTATCGGTGAAAGTCGGCAGAGTAATAGTAGGGGCGTCAGGCAGCTCCAACTCACGCAATGTCGGCGTAGTGGGGATATCATACGTAGGCGACCCTGGAATAGACGGTGTAGTATAATCCGGCGCATCTCCAGGAGGAGTCACAGACAAAGGTGTCGGTGCTACCGGTAGAGTGATATCGGGGTAGAGCGAAATAAATTCCGGGATCACAGGAGGCGAAATCGCCCCTACAGGAGCCAGTGTAGGTGCGGTCGGTACAGTAGGTGCGGAGAACTCAAAGTTCTCAGGTACAGGGACATCAGGTATAACGATATCGCCGATTTCACCATCGGGAAACACCGTAGCAATATCTACCTGCGGGATATCAGTGATCAGATCCGGATCGATAGTAGCTTGAAGCGTAGCCAAATAATCTTCCGCTGAACTAAAAGCACTTGTAGCGTATGATCTGGCAACAGACCATCCATCAGTAACAAGCTCACAAGGACTTGAGCAATCCGCCATTATCGTACCCTCCTGGAAAGAATAACTGGATAGAATTGGATATCTTCCAACTCTTCTATAGTCTCCCCATCTAAATTCGTAAGTTCAAACTGCCAATACCGGCTTTTCACTCCGCGTCCTAACTTAGCTCGTAGAGTATCAAGTCCAGTGTTAGGTGTATCTGATTCATACCACCGTTCTATGCCGTTGCCAGTGATCGTCTTAACCAACACTTTTCCGCTGGTCGATACCCCCATATACATCTGTTCTACCCTACTCTGATGTCCCTTTCCTACATCCATCTTACCAGTACGGATGAGAAACTCAATCGGCACGCTATCATCATCAGTACCTTCTAGCTTATACAGACCGTTTGGCCCAGCAGCAAAGTAAGTACTTCCGATCCGAGCAAAAGAGTTAAATTCATAGTTGAGATACTCAGTAACACCTGCGTTCGCAGTATTCATTACCCAAGCACTATAAACTTCTTCACCATCACTGAACGCGATGGCAAAAGTCATTGTATCACTAACCAGTGCTTGGTAGATGCCCTGAGATTCAGCAGTATCATCCAACGCAATTGCGTCTTCTACTATCCCAAATACAGCGATATAAGGCGTTACGGTATCCTGTAGAATAAGATCTTCAGATACTGTCTCATAAGCGTTGAGGTTAAGCTCTTCACTAGCTACCAAATTTATAACTTCTGCTACCGCTGCTTCGAAGCTGTAGCCCTGCGTAGCGACTAAGTCCATAATCTCAGAAACAACACTATGTACAGTGGCTGCAGAAACAGCTACATCATGAAACTGGCAAATATCGCGTATAAGAATTACTGCTCCGCGAAACTGCTCCACAGTAGTATCAAACGTAATAGTGTCTGAAACTATTAATTCCCAAGCTATACGGATTGCAGTACTAAAAACGAATTGCTCAGAAACTATAGCGTTCTGAGTGCTATTAGAATCTATAGTTGAATTCAACAACAGCGTTTCTTGTACCGTTTTACCGTAAGCAGACGCTATCGAAGGATCGAATTCAATTGTCTCCTCAATAGTTTCATACGCTATCAGTTGTGGGCGATACCAAATCCCAAACGCCTGTGCCTGCTGTATAGGCACAGGAGGTACTGGAAAAATGCAGCTTGGTTGGTACATATTATTCTTCCCAAACGATCTCAGCTATACAGTTTACTGCAGCGGGGGAAGTAACCTGGATACCAATATACCCCGCACCTGGTACTTCAATCTCTGTTCCTGGATAGAACAAGTGCCGTAAACCGAATTGAACATGAGCTTCAAACGCCATAATAACAGTAGTTCCAGCAGGCTCTACAGTCGCGGTGTGTTGCGCTGTTGCCTGCGCTGTCTCTGGAGCTCCGTTCCTCTTCTGCGGCGTAAGAGAGGTCATAGTACCTGCTCCAGTCTGTCGAAGTATCTGCACTACCGCTGGTGCATCGGTACCACCCGGAGCCCCATCAAAAGATACATTGATCTCTTTGATCTTAAGCCTCTGGTTCGTCGGTGCCTTTACCTGCAGAACAGTTACTGCTGTAGCTATTCCACACGCAACTTCTGCTGTTGATGCGCTTACTAATACTCCACTCATTTCATCTCTCCTAAGTTAAATTGGGGTTGAGGTTTTAGGAATCCCAACCCATGCATTTATATTCCCAGCAGTATTTGGATACTCTTCATGACTGCCTTCCATAACAGCTTCATCCATATCTGGTGAGTACAAGTTTAAATCCGAAATCCTATCGTTAATAGCCCAAAGCCTCTTTGTATCATAAGCAAGAACTAACCATTTATTACCATAGTCTGGAATTTTTATAGAATCACCATAATCACTAGTATAAGTTTCGGACTCACTAAAGATTTCAAGATCAGTATGCCCAGCCCGATATAGCATCAAAGTGTGGGTATGGTTTTTCTCGGTATATGTATCTGTATCCTGGTCAAAGTACACTCCAGCTAATCCCGCACCAGTAGGATCACCACACCAGCCTGTCTTGTTGAACGGCCATGGTCCACCAACACAATCGAAAGTTACTGTATACGGCTCAAATGTATCATCCCACTCCTTTAATTGATTCGATACATTTACACTCTCCGATATTGAATCTACAAGTGGCTTAGGGGTGTAACTAATTTGCTCTCGATAAGTTGTGCCATCACAAGAAAAAGACTTAAAACCAGCCCCCGAGCATGGATCGACCTCTACCTGCACTGACCGACTCGCCATTGTAGCCCATTCGGAATTCCACCCTGTAGTTGTCTGGTAGAAGTTCCACTCTTTAGATAGTGATGAATAAGCATATGTATACACAGCTTCCCGCTCACCATTAGGTATTGCCGCACACCTCACATGCTGTGCATCGTATGATGTATAGTTATGCCAAAAAGCTTCTAACCATATTCGCTGCGGCATCAGCGTGTCTGCACCACTACTCCGGTCATATAGTGTTGGCTCGTTTACAATTTCCCCTACTAGAGTTTTTTCTACTCCAAGGAAGTAATCATTCACTCCCTGAGACTCTGTGTTCATATACAGACCCGCTTCAGTCCCTACTGTCTCGGTCCCATCACGCCCAGAAAAGGTGCCAGGAGTGCCGTATAAAAAACCCTGGGTACCGACCTTGCCACCGCTATACCAAGGAATAAATACATCGTCCTCCACACTAGTAGCGACACCACCAGTTTCATTTATAAAGCTTAATATCCTCAGATCATCACCATCATAAAACACATAGATGGGAATATCCCCTGTATCACCAGCCTGAGTTTCTAAATCAAAGTCAGTCATCAATCCACTACCAGCAGGTATCCATAGAGTTTTATAGCTCCTCTCTGCTTTTGGCCTTCCGTTACTAATCTCAGACATTGATGCTGCAATAGGATCACCGGTTTCTGGATCAGAGGTGATGTTTATACGGTAATGATGAAATCTAATATTATAAGTATCTTCTCCTGCCCAGCAAGTATTATCAGCAGCGGTACCATCTGTATTAAAAGCCCAACCACATTTATAAAAAAGTGGATATCTAATATAGAAATCATTAACAACGCCTGCTGAAGCTAACGTTGTCCATCCACTGGATAAAGACTCTTCTTTAATAGGGATGGGGATACCACCTAACAAGGTAGTAAGAATAGCGCCATCCGCATCCACACCTTCAAATCCATATCCTTCTTCACAAAGCTGTAGCTTCTTAGTTTCTATCCCAACAGCACTGATCCTAATAATCCATGGCACCGGCGCATCTGGATCTTTCCTATTGATAAAAATACCATGCGTTTTATACCACGTTGGACTAAAAGGAATTTCCCCTGCTACACCCAACAAAAATTGAGCAACTTTAGCCATAGTCCCAGAAAACTCACTAGGAACGCGTGACATGTCTCCTTCTGTAAACAGAAACTTCGGTTCGCCTTCATCGTTATAGAAAGCGTCCTGTCCTGGTTTCTCTGTAAAGTTTTCAAATCCAGTGCCAAGAAGTAACCCGTTAAGATACCCAAGACATACTTCTTCTTCTTCCTTTATATCCGGTGCTACATAAATACGACATTCGTCCATCCCGCTATAATGAAGGCACTCTATATTTACACCTTCTACGGGTTTAAAAAGATGTTGCGCATGCTGGCGATTATCCCGGTTAGCTTGCGCTATGAGCCCACCAAGCAACCCACGGGCGAAGCCTGTGAGCCGCTTGGCTTTTTCTTCATCCCCAGAAAACCGGAAACGAACTGGACCATGATGTCGCAACCTGGTCATAGTTTAGGTGCTCTGAGCTTCGACCTCATAAGTGATGTATACATCATCATTATCCATGAGGCCAGTACGTGCTGCGGCGAACAATCCAGCTGAGAACAAAGTACCAGTAGTACCGCCCTTCACATTGTTGGTACTCAAAAAAGCACCATAGATATCAGAGCTATCCGTATCAATAGTAAACTGTGCTTTCGCTAAAACATTCGAAGCAGTCTGGGCAGTACGAGCACCGGACCAAGCAGGACGTGTTGCCGAGTTATCATAATCAGTAAACTCGTTTGCTCCTGCTTCAGTCATAGTCCAACCAGCCAACGGGGTAGCATTACCCAGAAGGCCAACATACCAGTTAGCACTTTGAGAACCATTCAGCAAAGTGTCGTCAATCGCTTTCTGCAAGCCCGTATTAACGACCATATTTTGAATTAGTTCTTTGAACAATAGTTTTCCATCACGATACGCTTCTACATAGAAACGACCACCGACCTTAAATCTATCTTCAAGTTGCGACATATCCACCTTATTATCCATTTCGATACCCTCTTACTAGTTAAATAACAACACCATTCCGGCGTACTTCTACAGTAACCCGATCACCCATAGCGAAAGTCTGGACATCATCAATAGGTTCTTTCAAAGTTGAAAGAAACTGTAACAACCCATCTCTCTTAACAAACGCCATTGCCCCTTCACGACTTACAGGGAACGACACTTTCTTTTCTGATAATAGCTGTACTTCTCCAGTAGGAAAAGCTACTGCGAACCCCCGATCACTCATCCATACTGCCATCGTGCCCTGACCTTCGCCTTCTCCAAAATCAGAAGCATCTACGTTCATACCAGTATACCACAAGGCTTTTGAGCTAGAAGCTTTCTTCAACTTCATCTGCGGAGCATCTTCCCCTGCAAGAAAGTATGTTTGATCAGCGCTAACTACCATCCCTCCATCAACGAACTCCATCATAGATACATCTTCAGAAAAATAGAAGAAATTCGCAGCTCGGCGTACTTGCCCATAAGCAAGCGCTTCGGTATACCAAATAACTTTACCAACAGCCATGTAAATACGCCCGTTATAATACCGAACTATGCTGGCCGGTTCAGGCGGAGTAATATGCTGAGTGCGTAAAGGTGCACCATATATACCGTTAAGAACAGAAGCGAGTGACGTAACCGTACGCTCCGCTTCGTAGAAGATATCACCATTGAGCTGAGTAATATAAACTCGTGCTTCAACAGCATCTCCCAAATAAACGATATCTGATACGTAAATCCCTGCAGTTTCTAAAAGTGTAACCAGCTGCGCTTCACAAGCTCCTGACTCTTCGCCTGCTGCATTAGCATAAGTAATACATACTTGGTAATCTCCGGCAGGTAATGCCCCAGCTCCTGTTTCAACAGTCGGTGCTTGAGGAACAGGGAGACCCCAGTTTTCAACTGCGCCATCCTGGATAATTCCTTTCTCATAGCCGTTAGAAAAATAAATATCGCTATTAACTTCCGCAAAAGACATACGAGCATCGAGCGTAAAACCGGATTGCAGAGTAACTTCAGTACCATCCTCATCAACTGAGTATAAAGTATCTCCTTGTACAACGTACCCAACTGTATCCCCAAAAGCTGACCACAAACTATGACGCTTCCCAGACTGCAGTAACTCATACCCAGGACGTTGGCGAAGTTTGTTAGTGTTGGTCAAGTCAACATTTTGCGCCTTACGTAGTTCTCCAGGCTTTAGTTCTTCCCCACGACCACGGTTATTTATACCTAAGAACTTATTAATTTTGATGGTAGGATCATTAGTAGGCATCTTATCCCCCAAATATGGCTTTGGCGATCTCAGCTATATTAGCTAAAAAAGCAATAAAAGCACCTACGAATACAGCAGTACCGAACACCCATTTAAGGATATGTTTATTTTTAGTAACTTGCATATGCAACTGCACAAATTCATCCTTAGTAACAAACTGCGCAACAAGAAGCTCGTTATGCTTAGAAATTTCGTCGTGGATATCTGTATGGATATCTTTACCGATCCTATCCAAGCGCTTATGCAGAGCGTTGATCGCAGCATGCAATTCTCCCCATCGTCTATCTTCTTCTTGCATGTGCTTAATCACCTGTTCATGAGCCCATTGCTGTTCTCGTTCAAGGATTGATACTCGTGTTTCTAACTGCTGTACAGTTTCTTTACACATAGCGTTTCCTCAAGCATCGTCCAAATTAGGGAATACCGTAAAAGAACCAGTCTCAGAAGACCAAGTGCCTGTTGGTAATACTACTCGTCCTTGTATCTGCCATAATTCAGTCTCATCCAAGTCATCAGCTATAGTGACATATTGAATTTTCCCATCTGTACCATCAGTAGTAAACACTGCATCTTTCACTACAGAAGTTTCTGACTCTGACTTGAAAAAAATAATGTACATATCAGTTGCTAAACTAATATCCATTATGCCAACACAATCTTCAAGTTCAACTTCAAAAACAGTACCAATATCACCTTTATGAATTTCATTTTCACAAGACATGTTATAGCTCCAAAGAAAAATCTACTTTACGTCGTATTTTTAATCCTACAGCTACCAAAGAACGAGTAGGTAAATTAAAACTAACTTGCGGTCTTACACCTAAGTTAAAAGCAACCGCTCTCCGTGCCTTTAGAGTATGAGCAACAGCACGCCTAGCTTTTAAAGTAAATTGGATAGTATCGCTCATCACCCTTCCAAAGAAAATTGTACCAACCGTCGTATCTTCAACGTAAATCTTACAACTTCACGCCAACCTATAGTTCCAATCCCAAGACCAAACGTACATATACCCTTTTTATTTAGCCCAAACGTATTCATTGCGGCGTCAACTCAGACATATCAGCGTTAGTATCAAATACATGCAACGGAGTAACATTATCAGTGTCATAAATAGTTACAGTATTTGCACCCTTATCCCACTTACGCCGGTTGTAAGCTGCATCGAATAGAGCCTGCACCTGAGTAGGAATAATAGCAGCATTGGTATGGATAGTAGTACCACTAGTTGTGCCTATGATCTCACAGATACCTCGAACATAAATATCACCGGCAGTCAAGTTATCACCCAACACCAAAGTAGATCCTGACACCACATCCAGGCAAACAGTATTAGCACCAGTCAGATTTTCCAGCTTCACCGGGCCTGACCAGTTACGAAACGCTAGATTACGACCGCTGCCGCCTAGATTGACCACCGGCAAATCCGCAGCACCCTGACCGACGCAACCAGACTTACAATCGATGATAAACGAATCATCGGAACCGTCAATACTGATGTTACCACTTAACTTACACTCTTCGATCTGCCCCTCAATGTACTGCAAATTATGAATATTACAACCATTAATCCAACTATTACCATCCAGCACCGAGTCGGTAATCGTAGCATTCAGGATCTGGCAATCTAATACATCAGCTCCTGACTGAATCGTCAAAGTAGTTAGAATTGGATTCTGCCCTTTGATAGAAAACCCCGCCAAAATATCGCCTGATACAAAAGCAAAATTGCCTATCACTCCGATGGCATCAAGACCTACGTTACTAGCTATCGACACCGCATTATTCACATGGTAAAGAGGATATTTACGATTACCCACCCCTGAGATATCCTCAGTACCGTCCAAAGTGCTGTCGCTCTTAAGCCATACTGCATTTTGATAAGAAGCAAATTCCAGCTGCTCAGCCATAACCGAGGTCACTCCCTGAGTGATAGGTTGCAGGCCCAGAATAGCCGCTGTATACGCTCCATCAGTGGGAACGAACGCTGGCAAAGAGGTGCTATCCACAGCGAGGTTGCCAGTTAAGTAAATAGTGATGTCTTCCTCGGGTGGCTTTAAGCGCCAGCCATCAGTATTGTTCAGAAAAATGTAGCCACCCTGGTTGATGATCGAAGACAAGGGCGCTCCACCGTCTGAACGGAACAGAGCTGGGTAATGCCTATTATCAGGGTGCCCCAGCATCCAGTCCTTCCACGGTTCATACAGATCATCGAACACATCGACTTCAGATTGACCTGAATCGAGTGTTACGATTAAATTGTCTCCATCGAATGTTGGCATCAGTCCACCGGATCGTAGTTGCGATCAGTCTGCTGGTTCACGTCTATGTTTTGAGATACTGAGAACGTCTTATTTATAACGAATATCTCAAGCTTACCAGGATAGATGATCTTATAATCAATTGCAGCCCCTGCTGATACAGAAGCTACATAACTGGTTCCGCTGCTATCAGTACCAGCATCTGCATAATCACTGGTTCCTGTGTCGAATACCCGCACCTCAGATCCCGCTACCAGAGGTGTAAAAGTTAAATTGATTGTGGCGACGTCATCAGACGTAGCACTAGTTCCGTTCCTAAACGACGGTTGGGTACCCCCGCCGGAGCGGTTGAATGTCCTGGCCGCTGCAGCGTTGTTGTAAATCATCGCGTCATTGGAGCCAGACGCCGGGG